GTCTTATAAATCAAGCACTTACTCATTGTAGTAACATACACGCCACAGCTATTTGATAAGATTAGTAACGTGTCATGATACTATAAGTAACGTGTTACTGGTAAAAGTAACCATGCTTGAGGATGAGTATGATAAAGGTATGATAAAGGTACATAGTAGCGAAACATATAGAGTATGTGATGTGTGTTAGTGAGTGCTTACTAACGTTGAGGTGAAATACAAATGAGAATGATTCTCATCTACGAATCACTCTTATTTACAAGTGAGAATGAGTACCGAAATACAAATCATTCTCATTCAAAAGGGTACCCTGGGGGTATCGGGCAGGGGCGACTATATGCAAATACACCAAAAGAATATCTCAGAAAAATTATCAGTATAGGTTTATTACCAAAAAGATTGAACTTTCGTTAAAATTTGGTGTCTTAATGTTCTTTAACATATGAACCTTATAGTTAATAGTAATAATAAATGAATTATAAACTTATATAAGTTATATATAATAGATATAGAAGAAATAAAGAGAGAGAAAAGAGAAATGGCTACTGAGAAAGATAATATGGCTGCATGGAAAGAATGGGCTGAAAAGAATAAAGGAACTTCTAAACCTGATACTAAGAAGAAAAAGAAGAAAGTATCCGCTACTAGTGCAGATAAGAAAGATGGAGGGAAAACTAATACTAATAAACCTTCAACTAAAACTAAGACTGATACTAAGAAGAAAGAGCTAACAGCAACACAAAGGTGGGCTGCTAAGAATAAAAAGAAAACTACTGTCAAAGATGTTCCTGGTGCAGCTAAAGGTGCAGCTAAAGCGATAGAGAAAAGAAAGAAATTATTAAATTCAATCTAATAAGTACTATAAGTTCTTACATTGAAAGGTTCATCCATTATGCCTACAAAAACTAAAACAAAGAAGAAATCTGTACAAGATATCCAAAGTGCAGTAGCTTCTCGAAGTATTGACATGGCTCTGAAGAAGAGAGCTGCAGAAGCCAAAAAGGCCAAAAAGAAGAGTAATAATAAGTAATAATATTTTATCTTCTTTTGGTAAAGAGAATAGTAACTAATGCCCAGTTCACCTAATTATAAAAGAGACCTAACTCAAGAGAGAAAGACTCACCTTGCTCGAGGTGGTATGGAAATAGATCGTAAAAGAGCTAAAGCTCAATACGAAGCTAAGAAGAATGGAAAAAGAGCTACTGGTGATGGAACAGATGCAGGTCACAAGAAAGCTCTTAAGTCTGGAGGAAGTTCTTCAAACTCTAATCTAAAGGCAGAGAGTAGATCTTCTAATAGATCTAAAGGTGGTAAGTCTGGATCTAGAGTCGGCAAAGCAGCTGGAGCTAGAAAAGGCCATGCATCACGCAGATCGAAGTCTTAATTGAATAAAGAACACTAAGGTACTAAATAATATGACATTACAACTATCAGGTTCAACATCTTTCCCACAATGGCCAACAACAGTCATATCTCTTGCAGCTATGAATGCTTTCTTGGCTGCTAAGAATATTAATCTTACAGTAACTGCATATGACAATCCAGCTCAAGTACTTAAAATAGTAATAGAAAATGTCTAATCTATATTTAACTAACTTTAAACTAGAAGAATTTGAGTGCTCTTGTTGTCAAGAGAATAACATCTCTTTTGGTTTTGTTGAAGAACTTGACAAAGCTAGATCTGAAGCTGGTATTCCTTTTGTTATCGAGTCTGGCTATCGTTGTGCAGAGCATAACAAGAAAGTAGGTGGAGTAGAGAATTCTGCTCATACTCAAGGACTAGCAGCTGATATAGTTGTGAATAGCTCTCAGGCTCGATATAAGCTCCTACAAGCTCTTTTACCACGTTTCCGTAGGATAGGCATAGGTAAGACATTTATCCACGTTGACGATGATCCTACGAAGCCTCAGGAGGTATGTTGGTTATATGATTAAAATATTATTAAATATAGTCAAAGAAGGTTTTTCTTTTTGGAAAGATAAGAGGAAAGCTGTACATGATATGAAGATGGCAGGTATACAGAACCGCCAGAGACTTCTTTTGGACGAAGGTTCTTATAACCACGAATGGGAAATGAAAGCACTTGAGACCTCCTCAAAAGGTCTTAAGCATATGTCCTTCCTTTTGTTTGCTGGGCCTATCTTAGTTACTGTTGTCCATCCTTCTTATGGTGGAGAGATCTGGACTAACTTGAAACTAGTACCAGAAGGATTCATGCAAATCTATTACGCTATTACTGGTGCTATTTGGGGTATTGCTGCTCTGAAAGATCATGGTGTAAGTTTCAAAACACTAATAGGAAGTAAGTCATAAATGGCAAAGTTAACCCTTACAAACGCTTCTGGCGGATTCAACAGCACAGCTGCTGTTAATGCTAATAATGATTTACTAGAAGCAGAGTTTCAAGATAACGTATTGTATCGAAATAATCCTGCTGGTGAAGCTAACCAGATGGAGAATAGTCTAGATATGAATTCTAATCGTATCTTGAATCTTCCAGAAGCAGTTTCAGGTAGCGAGCCTGTCCGGTACGGAGACGTTCTAGATATATTTACTGTCGGATCTATAGAAGTCACTTCTAGCGATACTCTAGATTCTACATATGAAGGTAAATTTGTAGAGACTACAGGATCTAATAACATCGTGCTTACGATCCCTGTTGAAGCTACAGATGATCTTGGAAGCGGTTACACAGTGTCTGGATTCCATCACGGAACAGGAACATTAACTTTTGGAGTGGGCGGAATCACTCTCAGGTTTAATGCAGATCTATCAAACAGTGTTCCTCAGTATGGGCCTTGGACTTTACGCAAAAGTTCTACAGATACTGATCTTTGGATGCTTTTTGGTTACTTGGTTTTAGCTTAATATGATACTACCAGGAATAACAGGAAGTAGAGTAGGGGAGTCTGTAGAAGTTGCTAAAGGCGTAACATTGACTCCTCCTTCTAGCTACTATCCAACTGTAAGTACTTTCTTTGTTCCTGATGATGGATTGCAAGAGATTGTCTGGCAGATCAGTGGACAAGGAGACAGCTCAGCGTTTACAATAGCGCCAGCGGGGTCATGGGCTACAGGGTATGGAGAAACACCAACCTCTGTTACTATTACTCTTAGATCTCCTGCAGGATGGACCTCTAACCCTTACGCTGCGTACCCAGAGATATATTTCTCTTATGAAGATGGTTTTCTTAATCTAGAAATGCACGATCTCTTTACAGAGAAGTTCTCAGCAGCTGGACAGACTATCTCTCAAGTACTGAACTGGACTGGAGGGAATGCAGATATAGATAATTTAGTAGTTGTCTCAGACAGTTCAAACTACGGATATATAATAGAAAACATTGTCTTTGACCCAGAGCCTACGCCAGAATAATATGAAAATAGATTACAGTAAATTAACTAACTCTAATGGGTGTCACTTAACTCAATCGTTATTCTATGAGTTCAGATTCAGCACAGGGTCTGACTATATTCCTTTTTGTATGAAAGAAAAAGATTATAAAGGTCACTTATCTGTGTACCGTTTATATATGGAGTGTGACTCAGAATATGAAGCAGCTTATAAATTACTTAACTCCTGGAAACATTGGCAAATTCTTAGCGCATCTCCTTGGTTTGCTAAAGAACTTAAGAAGTGGCGTGAAGAAAGAGAAATAAAAGAATTTGCACTAGGAAAGGCAGCTCTGATTAAAGAAGCCGAAAGCGGTAACATAACGGCAGCTAAATCTCTTATCGATCTTTCTGGTAAAAGAAAAGCAGGACGTCCAAGTAAGTTGGAAGTTCACGAAGAAAAAGCTAAACAAGCTAGAATAGAAAGTAAAGTAACCAACATCCTAGATAGGATGGCTGGTAAGTAATGGCTCGAGTACCTCACAAGCTAAGCCTAGATAAAGTAAGAGAAAGAGCTGAGTCTGATCTAGTATATTTTGCTCATCTAGTAAATCCTCATCGAGTATATGGAGATATTCATGAGGAGATTTTTGAATGGTGGACACGTCCTCTAAGAAAGAAAAACCAACTTGCACTAATCCCCCGTGGTCATCAAAAGAGCCATTGTGCGGCAGTTAAAGCTGCTTGGGAGATAACTAAGAACCCTTGTATTACAATACTTTATGTATCCGCTACTTCAGAGCTTGCAGAAGCTCAATTATACGCTATAAAGCAGATCTTGACTAGCGATGTTTATCGCACTCTTTGGCCAGAGATGGTTAAAGAAGAGGAAGGACAAAGAGATAAGTGGACTACTAGAGAGGTTATTGTTGATCATCCTCACAGGAAACTAGAAGGTGTTCGAGACTTTACTATTGCGGCTAGAGGAGTTACTAGTAATATTACTGGTCTTCACTGCGACTATATTGTTCTGGACGATCTGGTAGTACCTAATAATGCTTATACCGGTGAAGGGAGAGAGAAAGTTTCAAGACTATACTCTCAATTAGCTTCTATTAAGAACCCAGGAGCAGAGACTACTGTTGTAGGTACTAGGTACCATCCAGATGATTTATACAATACTTTGGTAGAGATCACCCAAGATATTTATAACGACGATGATGAGTTAATAGGTAAAGAAAAAACCTATGAAGTTATAGAAAGAGTAGTAGAGACAGAGGGGTTATTTCTCTGGCCAAAAGAATACAGAGCTGACGGTAAATGTTTTGGGTTTGATAGGAAAGAATTAGAGAGGATTAGATCAGAGTATGTAGATTCTGCTCAATTTTATTCTCAATATTATAACAACCCTAATGATCCATCAAATGCAAGAATAGGAAGGAATAAGTTTCAATATTACGACCCTAAACATTTAAAGTTTGAAGACGGTAGGTGGATATTTAAAAGTAGACCCCTGAATGTATTTGCAGCAATAGATTTTGCTTTCTCTTTAAAATTTAAAGCTGATTATTCAGCAGTAGTTGTAATAGGGGTAGATTTTGAGAATAATATTTATATTCTCGAAATAGATAGGTTTAAAACAGACCGCATCTCTGAGTACTTTGATCACATCTTAGTTAATCATCAGAAGTGGGGCTTTAGAAAAATTAGAGCAGAGATGACCGTAGGACAGATGGCTATCGTTAAGGAACTTAAAGAAAGTTATATAAAACCTTATGGGTTATCTTTAAGCATAGATGAGTATCGTCCTACAAGGAATGAAGGGACTAAGGAAGAGCGTATATCATCTACCTTAGAGCCTAAATATGATAATCTTTCTGTGTGGCACTATAAAGGCGGTAATTGTACTCTTTTAGAAGAAGAGTTGGTTCTAAACAAACCTCCACATGATGACATAAAAGACGCGTTAACAGCAGCTATAGATATAGCAGTTGCTCCTAAGAGAGCAGCTAGAGTAAAAAAACAAGATAATATAATTTATCATAATAGATGGGGCGGAGTTACTCACTAATGGCAGGTAAGGTAGCAGAACTAGAAAACCTAATGACTAGAGAGCATAAGGCGACAGCAATCGCAGAAATGTTTTCTGATTTAGATAACCAACGTCAACCATGGCTTAATGAGATACATGAGCTCCGAAACTTCTTATTTGCGACAGACACAACTAAAACCTCGAATAAGAAACTTCCTTGGAAGAATAGTACGACAGTACCGAAACTGACTCAGATCAGAGACAACTTGCATGCTAACTATATGGCTGCATTGTTTCCTAATGATAATTGGGTTAAATGGGAAGGTAATAGTTTAGAAGACGATTCTAAAACAAAAGCAGAAGCTATTGAAGGATATATGGCTAATAAGTTAAGGGAAAGTAATTTTATAACGACTATCTCTCAATTAGTGTATGATTACATTGATACAGGAAATGCTTTTGCTGATGTAGAGTTTATTGCAGAGTACACAGAAGATTCTATAACAGGAGAGATGATACCTGGGTACATAGGTCCTAGAGCAGTTCGTAACTCTCCATACGATATAGTATTCAATCCATCTGCAGCATCTTTTATTAACTCCCCTAAGATCACACGATATGTGAAAAGTTTTGGCGAGTTAAAAGCAGATGCTGAAACTATGCCAGAAAAACAGTACTATCTAAATGCTCTCAAGAAGGCTGAGAAGGTGAGATCAGCTGCTATCAATGGACATTATAGTGCAGAGGATTTTCATAAAGCGGCTGAATACTCTATAGACGGATTCGGTAACTTGCAAGCATACTATCAATCCCCTTACTGTGAGATATTAGAGTTCGAGGGAGATTTATATGACGCAGAGAAAGGCATCCTCTTACGGAATTATACGATCACTGTCCTAGACAGATCATATATCATAAGAGAGCAGCAAATACCTTCTTGGTTAGGTAAAGGTTCTAAATGCCATGTAGGTTGGAGACTCCGTCCAGATAACTTATATGCAATGGGTCCTTTAGCTAATTTAGTCGGAATGCAGTATAGGATTGACCATTTGGAAAACCTCAAAGCTGATATGTTTGACCTTATAGCGTTCCCTCCTTTATTGATTAGAGGTGACGTTGAACCGTTTGAATGGGCCCCTAGAGCAGAAATCTTTTTGGATGATCCTGAGTCAGATGTTAAAATGTTGGTTCCAGACACAACAGCATTAAACGCAGACCTTCAAATAGATATCCTAGAGAATAGGATGGAAGATCTAGCTGGAGCGCCTAAACAGGCTATGGGCATACGCACTCCTGGCGAGAAGACTGCCTTTGAAGTACAAACTTTAGAGAACGCTTCAGGACGTATATTTCAAGAGAAAGTAAGAAATTTTGAGCTTAACTTGTTAGAGCCTCTTCTAAATGCAATGTTAGAAGTAGCTAGACGTAATATGGATACTTCTGATCTAATACGTGTGATGGATGATGATATTGGAGTCTCTAAGTTCATTGCTATTACAAAAGAAGATATAACAGCTAAAGGTAAAATACGCCCTGTTGGTGCACGTCACTTTGCAGCTAGAGCACAGTTAATGCAGAACTTGTCAGGAATATTTAATACTCCGATCGGACAAACCATAGCTCCTCATTTAAGCTCTAAAGCGTTAGCTAAACTTGTAGAAGATACTTTAGGATTAGAAAGATTCCAGCTATTCCGAGACAATGTAGCTGTATATGAACAAGCAGAGACTCAAGAGGCTATGAATATGACCCAAGAGAATTCTGATGTTAACGCAATGACAGACACAGGACCACAACAATAATGTATTCTTCTTGGACTAAAGGTTTATCAGTTGCCGATAAGAAACAGTTTGTATCTGAAGTAATAGCTTCTCAACCATTCATCAATAAGTTTATTGAAAAGATGGAGAAGGATTTAGAAGCTTCTAAGAAGAATCAGGTAACTAGAGATTATGATACACCTTCATGGTCTCTGAAGCAAGCAGACTTTATTGGGGAGCAGAGAGCTTTTCTTAAAGTGATAGATTTATTAAATAATTTAAAATATGGGGATTAAAATGACTGACCAGTCAACTGAAGAAAAAGTAGCACCAGTAGAGAACATATTCGAAGAACAAAAAGTCGATGACCAGAAGACAACTTCTGACCAGGAAGTAAAAATATCTACAGATAATAAAGCACCAGACCTGGAAGCAGTATTTAACGAAAGGTTAAGTACGATCGTAGATGATAGAGGCGAACCAAAATATAAAGATGTCTTTACCGCTTTGGAAGCATTAAATCATTCTCAACGTTATATCAAAACTCTTGAAGAAGAGAACAAATTACATAGAGAAACAAAGATGGAAAAAGATACTTTAGAGCAAGCTTTTAGTACTATATCTGCTAAAAATAACCAACAAGAACCGACAAAGACTGAAGGTGTTGATGCAGAGCAATTAAAACAGATGATAGCTGAATCTCTTAAGGAAGAGAAAACAAAGGAAATTCAAGAGAGTAATAAACTAACAGTTTCTAACTCTTTAATACAAAAATATGGAAATGCAGAAAAAGCTAAACAAGCTTATCAAAATAAAGCGGATGAATTAGGAATCGATGTAACTACTTTGGTAGAACTCGCAGCTTCTTCACCTAAAGCTGTATTAGCTTATTTTGGAAGTTCAGACACATCTTATTCAAAAACAACAGGAAGTATAAATACCGAAGCTCTCAAGCCCGTAGGCGATAAGCCGGTAGATTATACTTCCAGATATTTTAATAGCTCTGGCAGCTCTGTCCATAAATGGAAAGAAGCTGGCGAAGGGTTGAATAATTAAGGAATTCTAAGGAATGATTACTACTACTACTAATACTTCGTTTATCGAAGCAC